CACTGGACGGATGACTTCTACGACGCCGGGCACGGCTACTACGCCAACCCGGAGTTCGCGGTGACGACGTGGCGCAGCCACAGCCGCAAGACGCTGCTGGTGCTGCGCGCCGATCAGCGCCCCGGATGGGCGGGCATCGACGACGACACGGCCTGGAGCAATTGGGTCACGGCAGCGGTGCAGCGCTGGAGGCCGTTCGCGGTCGAGTTCATCAACGAGCCGAGTTCGCACAGCATCGACGTGAACTGGCTGGTGCGCATGTACTCCGTCGGCAAGGCCGCGGCCAAGGCGGTGGACCCGAGCATCGTGATCGTCGGGCCGAGTTGCGAGAGCATCAGCACGCCCGGCAACGGGGTCGAGTACACGGTGAGCTTTTTGCAGGCCGGTGGCAAGGCGCAGATCGACGTGCTCGGCGTGCATCTGTACCCGCACGGCTTGCCCGGCTACGAGCCGCGCAGCCTCGTCGATCAGATGGCGTGGCTGCGGCAGAACGTCAGCGGCTTGTGGAGCGGGCCGATCTGGAACACCGAGAGCGGATGCTCGCCGCAGGATTTCCCGTCGCAGGACCGCACGACGCAACTGCGCTGGTTCTGGCAGCAGAACATGCTGCCGGTGCTGCTTGGCTGCGCGCGGTCGTGGTGGTACGCGTGGGGCGACGACGCCTATGGGCCGTACCTGAGCAGCTACCTCGCCGAGATTCGGGCGCTGTGGGCCAAGATCGTTTCGTTCGAGGGCCACCGCGCCTCGTGGCGCGTGCTGCCGACGGGTCAGTTTGAGGTGGTGCGCGACGATGGTCTGGCGGTGACGTACTGACATGACCGACCCCACCGAGCGCCGCCGCATGCACCCCGAGGTCGAGATGGTGCTGCAGGCCATCCAGAGCCGCGACGACGCGATCACCGCGCTGCGCGGCGACGTGCTGGACATGCCCGAGCGCATCGGCCGCGAGGTGCAGGCCGCCAACATGCGCACCGTGTCGGACCCGGCTTTCTGGGCTGCCGTCGGCACAGCGCTGCGCCGCGAGGCGCGCGACCAGGCTGGCGGGTTTCTGTGGGACGGCGTGCGCAACGCGCTGCGCTGGGCGGCGTGGTTTCTGCTGATCGGCGTTGGCGTCTACCTGGTCGGCGGGTGGGGCGCGCTGGTGGCGCTGGTCAAGGGCGGCTTCGCGGCGCGTCCGTAGGCAAGGAGGCACGATATGGACTTGTTGATCCCCAACTGGCGCCGCGCCTGGCGCATGCTGAGCGTGCAGCTCGCCGCGCTGGCCGTCGTGTTCGGCTCGCTGCCGGCCGACGCGCAGGCCTCGGTGCTCGATCTCGTGGGCGTGCCTGCCGCGCGCGTGCCGGCCGTGCTGGGCCTGCTCTTCATGGCAGGGCGCCTGATCTCGCAGCCCGCCGCTGCCGAGGCGCCGCCGCCGGCCAAGGATGACGCGCCATGATGATCCGCAAACTCCCCATGCTCGACGCCGACACCGCCAACCACGCCGTCTACGGCGGCGCGATCGCGCTCGTGGCGCTGCTCGTCTCGGCGCTGTTGCGCCGGCCGCACCCCGAGCTGCACGCCGCCGTCGTCGTGCTCGTCTTCGCCGCGGGCAAGGAGGCGGCGGACTACATCTCGCGCCGCGCCGCTGCCAAGGCCGGCGAGAAGCCCACGCACAGCGTCGAGTGGGCTGACCTGGCCGGCACCCTGGCCGGCGGCCTGGCCATCGTGGGCGCGCGCCTGCTGGGATGACCCGTGTGGATCTACGTCGCCGCCGCCCTTGCAGCCCTGGCGATGGGCTTCGGATCGGGCTGGAAGGTGGCCACCTGGCGCGCCGACTCGGCCGCGGCCGAATTGCAGCGCCAGACTGCGGCCGATGCAGCGCGGCGCTTCGAGCATGCCACCTCGGCCGCGCGCCAGTACGAGGTGACGCGCGAGGCCGAGCGCGTGCGCACCGTCACCATCACGCGCGAGGTTCAGCGTGAAGTGCTGGCCGACGCTGACTGCAGCGTGCGCCCTTTGCCTGACGGCCTGCGCGTCGCCCTCGAGCGCGCCGCCGGCGCCCCCGCCGATCAGCCCGGCGCTGCTGGCCCCGTGCCCGCCGCACCTGCAGCGAGCGCTGCAGACCTGGGGGGACATGGCGCAGGACTACGCCGAGACCCTGGCGGAGCTGGCCGACTGCCGCTCGCGCCACCGAGCCCTGGCTGATGCCGTGAGCCCCGCCCCATGATGAACCTCTACCTGCTCACCCCGCCCGCCGTCGAGCCCGTCGAAGTCGACGACCTCAAGCTCGCGCTGCGCATCGACGGCTCCGAGTTCGACGTGTTGCTGCCCGGCCTGGTCGCCGCCGCCCGCCAGGTGGCCGAGCAGGAGACGGGCCGCGCCTTCGTCGCCCAGACCTGGCGCGCCGAGCTCGACGACTGGCCCGCGATCGACGACGAGATCCCGGTCTATCGGCCCAGCGCCTGCGCCATCACGTACTGGAACGGCTCTGCCTGGGTCACACTCTCGGGCGCGGGCTACGTGTTCGCGGCCATCAACAACGGCACGCGCCTGGCGCCGGCGCTCAACGCCGCATGGCCCGACCTCGGCGACATCGCCCTCGGCCCGCGCGTGCGCATCGACCTCACCGCCGGCGTGGCCGCGGAGTCGGCCGACACCGTGCCCGAGTGCGTCAAGACCTTCATCACCGCGCTGGTCGGGCAGATGATCCAGGCGCCGCAGCTCAACGCGAACCAGACGCTGCAGGATCAGCCGCTGCTCGCTCGCCTGCTCGACAGCCAGCGCCTCTACTAAATCGCCATGCAAACCGCCGCCATCGAGCGCATTGCCATCGGCCAGCTCGACCAGCGCCTGACGCTGCAGAGCCGCAGCGCCGGCGTTGACTTGCTGGGCCAGGCCAGCGGCGCGTGGGTCACGGTCGCCACCGTCTGGGGCCGGGCGCGGCCTTTGCGCAGCCGCGAGCTGTTCGCCGCGGGGCAGATCCAGAACGTGACCGACATCGAGTTCACCATCCGCTACCGCAGCGACGTGGCGGCCACCTGGCGCGTGCTTTGGCGCGGCACGCCGCACGACATCACCGGCGCGCCCATCGACGTCGACGGGCAGCGGCAGTGGCTGCAGCTCGTCGCCGCCAGCGGCGTTCGGGACGGCAGGGCATGATCACCGCCAAAGTCACCGGCATCGCCGACCTGCGCGAGGCCCTGCGCAGCATCGTGCCCAAGCTGCGCGTGCGGGCCCTGCGCAACGCGCTGGCTGCCGGCGCGCGCGTGGTGCAGGCGTCTGCACGCGCGGCCACGCCCGTCATCAACGCCGGCGCGCTGCCCGTGCGCAAGGGCTACCGCGCGCCCGGCACCGTGCGCCAGGCCATCAGCGTGCGCACCAGCAAGACGGCGCGCGCCGCGGGCGCCGTGGGCGTGTTCGTCAACGTGCGGCCCGCCAAGGGGGCTCGGTTTGTCACGCGCAAGGCCAGCTTCCTGGGGATCAAGGTGCGCAACCGCGTGCAGGTGCGCGCCAGCCAGCGCGGCGCCAAGAGCCCGCGCGACCCGTTCTACTGGCGCTTCCTCGAGTTCGGCACCGCCGCCGGCACGCGGGCCTACGGCTTTTTGCAGCGCGGCGCCCAGGCGCTGCCGCGGGCGCTGCAGATCTTCGAGGCCAAGATCGGCCCCGCCATCGACAAGCTCAACCGGCCCAAGGCGCCGCCGCCATGAGCATTGAGAGTGACTTCCGCGCCGTGCTCGTCGCCCACGCGCCGCTGCTCGCGCTCGTGCCCGCGGCGCGCATCGCGCAGAACGCCGTGGACGGCAGCGGCACCGGCGCGGCCGTCGTCTTCGTCGCCACGCACAACCCCATTCTCGGCCTGGACAACACGCAGCTCGGCGACCAGTGCCAGCTCGAGGTGCAGTGCTGGGCCGAGAACGCCGCCGTGGCCGATGCCGTGGCCGATGCCGTCAAGGCGGCAGTCGCCACCGCGCCCGCGGCGTCGTGCGCCTGCGTCACCGGGCGCAGCAGCACCTTCGACCCAGAGACGGGGCAAGACGGCACCGTCCTCGCCGTGGAGTGGTGGGTGTAGCCCAGCCGATCCGCAACCCAGTCCCCCAACCGCCCGGCCTTCGCGCCGGGCTTTTTTTCGCCTGTTCAACCCAAGGAGTCCGAGATGTCCAACGTCAAAGGCCGCGGCGTCCGCGTTGAAATCGCGGCCACCTACGCGGCACCCAAAACCGTCACCGCCCTCACGCTGGCCAACCCCGGCGTGGCCACCTCAACCAGCCACGGCCTGGCCAACGACACCGTCGGCTACTGGACCATCACCAGCGGCATGGCGCAGCTGCAGGGCCAGGCCACGCGCGTCAAGAACCAGACCACCAACACCTTCGAGCTGCAGGGCCTGAACACCACCAACTACAGCGCGTGGGGCGCGGGCACTTACACGCCCGTGGCGACCTGGCAGACGCTGAGCGAGGCCACCAGCTACAGCATCGGCGGCGGCGCCAGCGAGAAGCTCGACGTGACCACCCTGCTCGACACCACCCGGCAGGAGGAGATCGGCCTGCTGCCCGTGCAGAACGTGACGATGAACATCATCGCGCAGGACACGCCGAGCGCCGCCATGCTGCTGCTCGAGAGCGCCACGCAGACGCAAAGCCGCGTCACCGTGCGCATCACGCTGCAGAACGGCGCGGTGCGCGTGTTCCAGGCCGAGCCGTCGGTGCCGGGCGAGGACGTGCAGCAGGGCGCCGTGGGCACCGGCTCGCTCGAGTTCGCCGTCAAGGGCTTCGTGCTCAAGCTGGCGGCATGACGGCCGAGCAGCTCATTGCCAAGCTCCTGGCCCAGCGCGAGAGCTGGGTCGAGGTCGAGCGCGGCCGGCGCGTCAAGGTGCGCCGGCCCGACGAGAGCGAGCAGGCCGACTTTCGCGGCGGCATGAGCGTGGAGCTGATGCTGCGCCACGTCGTCGGCTGGGAGGGCTTCACCGAAGCCGACATCCTGGGCGCGGGCGTCGGCGCCAGCGACGCGGTGGCGTTCGACGCGGCGCTCTTTGCCACCCTGGCGCGCGACCACATGGCCTGGTTCGAGCCCATCTCGGTGGAGATCGCCACGCGCATCGCCGAGCACTGGAAGGCCAAGGAAGCCACCGCAAAAAACTGACCGCCCTGCTCGATGCGCAGGCCGGCATCGAGCACGAGGGCGACGAGACCGGAGCCCCGCAAGCCGATGAAGACGACCGCCTCGCCCTGCAGGCCTGGGCCGCGCTGCACAACGGCCAGGGCGGTCTGGATTGGGCTGGCCTGCCACTCGTTGCTGCCTGGCTCGGCGTGCGCGATGTCGACGGCCTGCTGCAGCGCCTCGTGCTGATCAAGAACCACCGCCCCGCTGAAGACTGAGCCGCCACCATGTCCCTCGCCAAGCTGTCGATCGACCTCGAGGCCCGCCTGGCGGGCCTGCAAGAGGGCATGGACAAGGCCGCCGCCCTCGCGCAGCGCAACGCCGAGAAGATCGAAGCCTCGTTCAGCAGCATCAAAGAATCCGCCGCCGCGGTGGGCACAGTGCTCGCGGGCGCCTTCGCCGGCTTCAGCCTGGCGGGCATCGTCAAGACGGCCATCGACGCGGCCGATCACCTCAACGATCTGTCCAAGGCCACCGGCATCGCCGTCGAAACGCTGGGCGGCATCGGCTTTGCCGCCAGCCAGGCCGGCACCGATCTCGACGGCGTGGCTGCCTCGCTGGGCAAGCTCAACCTGGCCGTTGCCAAGGCCGGCAGCGGCGACCGGGACATGGCCGCCGTCTTCACGTCCATGGGCGTGGCCATCCGCGACGCCGAGGGCCGCATGCGCACGGCCGACCAGGTGTTTGCCGACGTCGCCACCAAGTTCGCAGGCTATGCCGACGGGCCCAACAAGGCGGCCCTGGCCAACGCGCTGTTCGGCAAGAGCTACCAGGCGATTCTGCCGCTGCTGGCCGACGGCGGCCAGGCGCTGCAGCAGAACATCGCGTACTACGAGCGCTTCGCCGGCGTCACCACCGAGACCGCGCTCGCCGCGGATCAGTTCAACGACACGCTGGGCAAGCTCAGCCTGATCAGCGGCTCCTTCGGCCGTAAGCTCGCGGCCGACCTGCTGCCCACGCTGCAGGCGATCGCCGACGAGATGCTGCGCGCGAAGGAGGCGGGCGGCCAGTTCGCCGTCGCCGGCGAGCTGCTGGCCGAGGCCTTCAAGGCGGTCACCGTGCTGGGCGCGAATGTGCTCTTCGTGCTGACCAGCATCGGTCGCGAGATGGGCGCCATCGGCGCGCAGGCGGCAGCGGCCGTGCGCGGAGACTGGGCCGGCTTCGACGCCATCAGCGAGGCCGTCAAGGCCGACGGCGAGCGAGCCCGCGCCGAGCTCGACAAGTTTGAACGCCGCATACTGCAGACCACGCAAACCGGCCTGAACACCGGCAGCGGCCCGCGCGGCCAGGCTGCGGCGCTGCAAGAGGCCCCTGGCGTGCGAACGGGCGGCACCGCCGCAGGGGGTAAGTCGGCGCAGCAGAAGGCGGGCATCCAGGGCCTGCTCGTCGACCGCCAGGAGGCGTTTCGCGCGGCGGAGCTTGCCATCCAGCAGTCCGTCGAAGAGGCGCTGCGCACCGGGCAGCTGCGCGACATCGAGCGCGAGCGCGCCGATGCGCTGAAGGACCTGACCGACGAGCAGAAGCACCTCAACGACATCCTGGCCGGCACGCCGACGGGCAAGCTCGAGGCGGCGGCCAGAGAGGTGGCCTTCATCGTCGACCAGTTCAACAAGGGCAACATCAAGAACGTCGAGCAGTACGCCGAGGCGCTGAACGCCGTGACCGAGAAGCTCGACAAGGTGAAGCCCGCGCTCGACGACATGAGCACCTTCGCCAACCAGGCCGCCCGCAACATCCAGGACGCGCTGGGCAACACGCTGCAGGCCACGCTGTCGGGCCACTTCGAGAACATCGGCCAGATGTGGAAGGATCTGCTCATCCGCATGGCGGCCGAGGCCGCCGCGGCGCAGATCGGCAAGGAGCTGTTCGGCGACTTCGGCAAGACGGGGAACATCGGCGGCTCGATCGGCGATTTGCTCAAGTTCCTGCCCGCGCTCTTCGGCTCGGCGCAGGGCAACGCCTTCGCCGGCGGCGTGCACGCCTTCGCGGGCGGCGGCATCCTCGGGCCGATGGGCGGGCTGCTCACGCGGCCCACGGTCTTTCCGATGGCCAACGGCGGCATCGGCATCGGCGGCGAGGCGGGCACCGAGGCGGTGATGCCCCTGGCGCGCACGCGCGGCGGCAAGCTCGGCGTGCAGACGCAGGGCGGCGGCGGGCGCTCGCTGGTGATGCAGCCCACCATCAACGTGCACATCGACTCGCGCACCGACGCGGCGGTGGTCGGCCAGCTCGTCGCCCAGGGCGTGCAGGAGGGGCAGCGCCAGATGCTCGAATACCTGCGGGCGGGGGGTGTCCTTCAATGAGCATCATCACGGTACCGGACGGCCTCGTGGCCCCGGCCGGCTGCACCATCGGCCAGGCGCGCTACGACCTGACGGAAAGCAGCGACAGCACCGGCTCCGAGGCGGCGCGCCTGCTCGGCCCGCCGCGCTGGAGCATGAGCCTGCGCAGCATCGAGGCCATGACGCCGGCCGAGGCCGGCCTGTGGGAGGCGATGGTCCTGCAGCTGCGCGGCCGGGTCAACCACCTGGCCGTGCACGACTTCGGGCGCCCGGCGCCGGCGGGCACGCTGCGCGGCTCGCCCACGCTCAACGCATCGGCCTCGGCCGGCGCGACGTCGATCGTGCTGGCCGGCGTGCGCACGGGGCGCAACCTGCTCACGCAGACGCGCGCCTTCGACGGCTCGGCCTGGACGGCAATCAACGGCGGCACCGTGACCGCCGACACAGCTACGGCTCCTGACGGCACGGTCTCGGCCGATACGTTGACCGACGCCAATGGCACCTCCAGCGCCGGCCGGCGCCAGACGATCACCATCCCTGACGACACCGCCAGCTACACCGGCAGCGTGTACCTGCTCAAGACCACGGGGGGCGGCAGCGCGACGGTGCAGGTGCAGGTCGTGCTCGTCAACGGATCGGCAGTGACGCGGGCCGTGCGCTACGACACGGACGCCGGCACCGTGCTCGCCGGCACGGGCAACATCGTCAGCGCCGACGCCAACTGGTGGCGCGTCAGCATGACGGCCACCAACAACGCGAGCGGCAACACCCAGGCGCGGCTGGATGTACTTCCGGCGGTCGACGTGCACGGCGGAACGGGCAACGTCGGCGCCACGACGGGCAGCTGCACCGCCTGGGGTGCGCAGCTCGAGCTTGGCGGCACCGCCACGGACTACGAGCAGCCGACGCTGCTCACCGGCGACTGGCTGCAGATCGGCGCGGGCGTGGGCACGTCGCAGCTCGTCAAGGCGGTGGCGGATGCCACGGCGGCGATCGACGGCACGATGACGGTGACCTTCGAGCCGCCGTTGCGCATCGCCTTCTCGGGCGGCGCCGCGGTGGCGTGGGACAAGCCGGTGGCGTACTACAAGCAGACCAGCGCGCCGAGCTGGAGCTACCGCATCGGCCGCACCCGCAAGCAGGGCGGCTTTGCGCTGGACCTGCTGGAGTCGTGGACGTGAACCTGCAGGCCGCGGGGGCGCCACCATGTCGCTGACGCTGGACGGCACCGCCAGCGCGCGCATCACCGCCGCCGTGCGCGGCGTGGCGTGGCTGGCGGACCTGGAGTTCGGCACCGGCACCGTGTACTACACGACCGCGCCGCTCACCGTCGTGGCCAACGGCCACACGTATCTGGGCCTCGGCAGCCTGGCCGAGGTGTCGGCCATCGGCGAGAGCGAGGACTCCAACGCCGAGAAGATCGTGCTCGGCTTTGCGCTGGTCGACCCGGCCATGCTTGCCGCCACGCTGGGCGACGTGGGCAACTACCGCGGCCGGCGCGCGCGGTTGTGGCTGCAGCTGTACGACGAGCAGTTTCAGCCCGCGGGCGCGCCGGTGCAGCGCTGGGGCGGCTTCATGGACCGGGTGGCCACCGAGCGCAAGCCCGCGCCGGCCACGGGCGGGTCCGGCACCGGGCGCCTGCGCCTGGAGTGCAGCCGCGCCGGCATGGCCCGCGCGCGCAACGTCACCGGCCTGCGCCTGACCGACGCGCAGCAGCAGCAGCGGTACCCGGGCGACGTGGGCCTGTCCTACATGCAGACGCTGATCGAGCAGCCGTCGCTGTGGCTGTCCAAGCGCTTCCAGCAGCAATGAGCGCCCTGCCGGCATTCACCGTCGCGCACGCGCTCGACGGCTACCTGGCCGCCGCCGCCGCGCGCCCGTTCAGCTGGAGCCGCCACAACTGCTGCCACTTCGTCGCCGCGTGGGTGGCGCAGGCCACGGGCCGCGACCCGATGGCCGGCCTGCCGTGGACGCACAGCGTCACCTCCGCGCGGCGCTTGATCGTGCAGCTGGGCGGCACGCTCGCAGACGCCTGGACGCGGCGCCTGGGCCGCCACGCCATCCAGCCCGAGCTGGCGCAGCTGGGCGACATCGTGCACGTCTGGCTGCGGGAGCAGGACCGCGCGGCCGTCGGCATTTGCACCGGCCGGCATGTTGCGCTGCTGCTCGAGGACGAAGGCATCGTCATGCTGCCGATGGGCCACGCCACGCACTGCTGGCGGCTGCGGGGGGATGACGACGAGGGCGCGCCATGCTGATGCGCCGCGCCGCGCTCGCCATCGCGCTGCTGGCCGCGCCGATCGCGGCGCACGCGGACCCGATCACCTTCGTCGCGCTGGCGGCGCCCTACATCGGCGGCGCGGCGGCGGCGTTCATCGCGTCCAACGCGCTCACGCTCGGCTTCATCGCGCTCAACGTGGTCGGCGCGGTCACGTCGCGGCGCAAGGCGCGCAGCGCCGAGGCCCGGGCGCGTGCCGAGGCCAACAGCCGGCTCGAGGACCGCAGCGCCACGCTCATCCAGGCCGTGCCGCCGTGGCGCGTGATCTACGGCCGCGCGATCGTGGGCGGCGACATCGTGGCCATCTTCACCAGCGACAAGACGGGCTACCGCGAGGACGGCAGCACCTACACCAAGCCGGATGCGCTCAAGCACCTGGTGATCGTGCTGGCCGCGCACGAGGTGCAGGCCATCAACGAGGTGTACGTCGAGGGCGTGGCGCTCGGCACGCTCGACATCGACGGCTGGGTGACGGGCGGCGAGTTCTACGCCGCGGGCCGGCCCGACACGCGCTCGGTGACGGTCGGGCCGAGCGCCTCGCTCAACGTGCCCGAGCCGGTGGTGACGGTGCTGCACTCGTACTACACCACCGGCGCGGGGGTGGACACCATCTACACCGACGTGACGCCCACGCTCAGCGTCGCCAACACGCGCATCACCAACCCCAACCCGGACAACAGCATCCAGGTCGACTACACGATCGACCACGACAGCACGCGCAAGGCGAGCGTGCGCGTGAGCAAGCACCTGGGCTCGCCCACGCAGACGGTGGACACCTACCTCAACGGCGTGGCGCCCAGCCAGTGGACGAGCAACCACCGCCTGCGCGGCCTGGCCTACGTGGTGGTGACGCTCGACCTGGAAGAGCCGCGCTTCCAGGGCGGGCCGCCGCAGATGACTTTCGACGTGTCGGGCAAGAAGGTGCTCGACACGCGCACCAGCACCACCGCCTGGAGCCAGAACCCGGCGCTGATCGTGCGCGACTGGCTCACATCGCCCTGGGGCTACGAGGTTGACGCGGCCGACATCGACGTGGTCGCGTGCAACGCCGCCGCCAATGCGTGCGACGCGCTCATCAACCTCACGGTCGGCGGCATCACCACCACCAACCAGCCCACCTACACCTGCAACGGCGCCTTCACCGCCGCCGACGGGCGCGAGGCCGTGCTCGAGGACCTGGTCGAGAGCATGGCCGGCTTTGCGAGCTACGGCGCCACCTGGCGCATCGTGGCCGGCGCGTGGACGTCGCCCGTGATGGACCTCGCGGACGACGATCTTGACGGCCAGATCGACCTGGTGCAGGCCGGCGCCGGCATGGACGGCATCTTCAACGGCGTGCGGGGCAGCTACATCGCCGCCGGCAAGGCCACGCCCACCGACTTCGACAGCTACCAGAACGCCACCTTCGTCACCGCCGACGGGCGCGAGCTGTGGCAGGACGTGGCGCTGCCCTTCACCGACAACCGGGCCCGCGCGCGCAACCTGAGCCGCATCTTCGTCGAGCGCAACCGCGACTCGCTCATGATCCGCTACCCGGCCAAGCTCAAGGCCTGGCCGCTGCAGGTGGGCGACCGCGTGCGCGTCACGTCCGCCGAGTACGGGTTCAGCGCCAAGACCTTCCGCGTCACGGACTGGCAATTCGGCACCGGCACCGCCGTGCAGCTCACGCTGCAGGAGGACGCCGCCGCCATCTACGACCTGGCCGACGCCGCCAGCGCCGACCCGAGCCCCAACACCGGACTGCCCAACCCGTGGTCGGTGGCCGCGCTGTCGAGCGTGAACGCGGTGAGCAACAGCACGACGGTGCAGATCAGCGCCGGCAGCGCCATCGTGCCGCGCGTGCTGGTGAGCTGGGCCGCCGTGACCGACGCCTACGTGGCCGACGGGGGCGGGCGCATCGAGATCCTGTGGCGCCGCCCTGGCGGGCCGTGGCAGCAAGTCAACGTGCCGGGCGACAGCACCAGCGTCTACCTCGTCGGCCCCAACCACGGCGACCGCATCGTGATCGAGGCGCGCGCGCGCAACAGCCTCGGCAAGCTCGGCGACAGCACCTTCGTCGCCCACACGGTCAGCGGCGCCGCGCTCGTCGACTGGGGCGGCGTGGACGGCTGGATGGGCGACCCGGGCAGCTTTTTCGACGGCTTCGAGAGCGCCACCGCGCTCAGCCGCTGGGCGAACTACAGCGGGAGCGGCGAGCAATCGCTGCTGTCGGTCTCCGACGCGGGGAGCGGCGGTGCGGTGCTGCGTGTGGGCAACAACAGCGGCAACGACCAGGCGTGGCTGATCCACACGGCCAACATCGCGTTCGACCCGACGGCGCTGTACCGCGTGAAGGCGCGCCTGCGCCGCACCCTGGGCACCGGCACCGCCTACGTGGGGCTGGCCGGCGTGGCGGCCGACGGCACGAGCTTCGTCAACCGCACCGGCTCCAACTCGTACAGCACGCAGCACTACGTGGCCGCCGCCGGCGTGGCGCCCGCCTCGAGCTGGACGGAGTACACCGGCTATGTGCGCGGCGTGGACACCGCCGGCAGCGGCAGCGCCTGCCCGGACCCGAGCGCGCCCGGCGTGATGCACGAGGACGTGCGCTACATCCGCCCGCTGCTC